ACAAAAAGAAGTAAAAGTTAGGACAAATCGCATAAAGAAACTTGAAGCACGGGGGGATAGGGCGGAAGCATCTCAGTTCAAAAGACTAGACAGTGACTACATTAGAATTCAAAAACTGTTATCGAGATACCAATCTAGAGTTTCATTTACTGCGAGAAAAATAGCGGAGTTGAGGCGTAAGAAGGCTAGTCCTGAGAAATTACAACAGCTTGAGTCTAAACTTAAAAGTGCGAGAATTAAAGACATGGCTCTAATCCTTAAAAAAGCTAGGCAACTCGGTATATCAACATGATTGAATCAAACTTAAAACTTTCGGAAAAACAGGAAGAGGATCTAATTGAGTACGCTTTTCAAAGAGTTGAATCCTTAGAACAAGATAATCGTGATCGCATTGAAAGCGACAGACTTAGTTGGAAAACTTATGAAAATGACAGAGGCGACCGAGTGGGGCATGATAATATTTATTCTCATTCTAATGTACCTGTACCTATGACCACACTTGTGGTCGACCACTTCTTAGCTAGGGCTGAGGACGAGATCACAGGAACATCCCCATTTTTTAAATTTGCACCACAGGGTCCGTCTGACGATGTATCCGCAGAGGAGTACGATAAATACTTCAATTGGAAGTTGGAGACTGTCGGTCATACTAGGGAAAGACTAGAAGAATCATACCTACACATTTTCTTACAACGAGCCTGTATTATGAAAGCAGTGTACGACAGGCGTACCTCAACATGGCAAGACCACGAGAGAAATGCACTGTTTAATAACATCGAACAGGATTTCGAAGAGTTGCCCGGTTATGGTCCCGTTATTGAAGGAGTGGCTAATTTCTTTGAGGATGTTGACATTGAAACAGGGCAACCCTCTGTCAGGCTACAGGACGACCCATCCTTTAAAATGGAGCCCGGAGTACACGAGTTTAAAGCCTACCCCAAAGGCGTTCCCACTCAACAAGTAGTATATGACGGAGCGAAGAGCGTAGTCATAGATTCTGACAGGTTCTTATGCCCGTCAGATGTGGAAAGTATTCACCATGCTAACTTTGTTGCTGAGCTATACGATAAACCATTGACATGGGCTAGGGATATGTACCTTGAGCGTGAATGGTCAGACTTTGCCACATTTTCTAATAAAGTAAGTAAGGACGCTAATAAAAGAACTAATCGCGAAGAGGACGGGTACAGGAGAGAAGACCTTTCTTTTGATAACTCAAAAAACCCTCAGATTAAGGTTATTGAGTGTTGGATCACGCGGGATGTGCTTGGCACAGGAGAACCACAACAATTTTGTTTGTTCCTAGAACCTGAGACGAAAACCGCCATTTATTATGAATATGTGGCTAAAGTTACACCTGACAACAGACTTCCATACAGTGTTGTTTCTATTGGCAGACAGCGTAATAAATGGTGGGGACCGTCCCTTCCTGAGAGAATAAAGGTTTATCAGGAGTTTATTGATAAGCAGTTTAACTCGGAAGCATACAGAAACGAACTTACTGCCAACCCAATCGTAGGTGCTAACCTACAAGCCGTTGAGGACGAGCCTGACGATATCGAACTGTTACCCGGTAAGATATTTGAATTGAAGGACGGTAACACGGCAGATGATTTTATATCCTATGTTCAGCTTCCAAATGCTGATGCCAAGACCCAACAGATGATTGATTTCGTATTTGGAATGGTTCAGCTTTGGCTTGGTGTGTCAAATATGGCACAGGGTGATTATCAGGCATTAGCACCCGCAAATACAGCCACAGGAGTGGAAGCAACGCTCCGCGAGGCTTCCAAAATTGGAAGACGGTGGATGCGTAGAATTGTTAAGGGTTTTGAGGATCACATATCCAAACTCGTTAAGATCACCGCTACTGTACTAGATCAGGAAGAAGTGTACGAATATATGGAGGGCGAGGTTAAAGCATTTGGAAAGATGAGTCCTGAATACATCAAGAAAATGGATATTGATGTAGCCGTTATTCTTAGCCAAGACCAAGGACAGCGAGCAATCGAGAAAGCAAATCTCGCACTTCAAACACAGCAAAGATTCTTCGAATCACCTCCTGAGATGCGTCCTTACATCAGACCTATGCTCAAGCGTATTCTTGATGCACTTGGGTATGAGAAAACTGATGAACTTCTCCCTGAAGATGCACCGCCCGATCCTAGACAGGAAGCTGAGATGATGAAATTAATGAGCGATGGGGCGGGAGCACCATCGCAATCAGGAGCGAACACTGAAGGCATGGCATCCGTCATGGGTAATAGTAATCCCCAAGGTGCTAATCAATTCCAACAACAAGCATAATGAGGACTTACAGAAACGGAAAACCCGCAAGCAATCCAAAAAGTTTATCTAGGGGAGTGATCAAAAAAGACTCTGCTAGGTTTAAAACAGTTGAGCGTGTTAATGACCCCGAAGGTAAGTTCGCCCGTTCGATAAAAGCTGTTTATGTAGACAGCGATGGCGATGGATTTCTCGACTCTTATCAAAAGAACTACAGAAACCCCGTCGTAGATAAGGCATACAAAGATACTTTAACGACTACAGCCCCTCTTCCGCCACAGTTCGCACCCACAGATATTACAGTAACAGTTATCCCCCAACTTCAAACAATTGATTTTGCCAATAATTCGTTTTACCCGGACTTTGAATGGGACGGCACAACTACCGCAGATTATGCAGTTCAAAGCGGAGAAGTTTCCACAGGTGATCCTAAACCACTTTATGTGAGTAAAGGGAACGGTCACGCTAACACACATAATTATCAAATTATTTGGTACAGTAATCCTAGTAGTTCTGATATGGGCGGATCGCTAGATACTAATAGTCCAACTTGGATAATGATTGAACCGGGATCCGGAGTAGACGGAGATTTTTCAGGTGGTAGTGCTGATATATCTAATGGAAGTAGTGCATTTCTCTCAAGCAGTTTTACGGTAATCTTATAATGAGGAAGTACCGAAACGGTAAGAAGTCGCAAAGACTACAGGGCGACAATAAGTATTCGGAATCGTACTTGGAATACTCACATGCCCGTGGCTCAAGGTCTGTTAAGAGTATAGTTTTTGACACTGACGGGAATGGAGATGTCGACACTATACTCAAAGCATGGAGACACCCCGCCGTAAGAAAGGGGAACTACTTTGATTCTTCTACCGACCAACCAACCCTACCGCTAGGTGCTCAACATGCACCTACGAATATTTCCCTAATTGTTACCCCCGAATCTGCACCCACAGGAGTATCTTTAACTGCATCCCCTCAGGTTGCGCCCACGGGGATTTCAGCAACTACAATACTAACCGAGGGACCTACGGGCATAAGTGCTATCGCTAGTCCGCAAGTTGCACCTACGGGAATCACACTAAATTTAGACCGAGATGAAGACGGAGTGTATGCCGATGCCGATTTTGACGACAATGACGATCAGGTCGGATCCGTAGTACCGCCCACCTCGCCACCCACGGGGATTTCAGCACTACCTTCCCCTCAGGTCGCACCCACAGGAATTTCAGCCACAGAAGAACCAAATTATATATCTTTTGAAGGACAAACCTACGATTTAATTGAAGAGGCAAGTAACGGCATAACCGTAACCCCACGCACCACTTCAAGCGGAAATATTACTGCTTCAAGAGTAAACGATGACGGTGAAATCTTAATACCAATTTCTGCAAATTCTCTTTGGGGTTCCGAAAACAACCAAACACTTTATGGACCTGTTTTTAATTTTAAACAATCAGACCCGGAGGCACACTATGTTGCTGTTAGTTGTACTAGTAGCGGAAACACAAACATAATTACCCAAAACCTTGGGAGTGCGGTTTTTCAAAATGGAATTGCTTCAAGAGCAATTGATAAATGGATAGCACACGACCGAAACATAATATCAGGAAGCACTACACGAAGTAAAACAGTTGTAGAACTAGTTTGGAAAAGCATTATAAACGAAACTATAAAAACGGAATATTACAAAATAGGTTTTCAACAACTTATAAACCCGCCACAGGTTGCACCTACTAATATTTCCATATTTTCTCCAAACTCAAGTGCTATGGTTGCGGGAGTTAAGCATGAGTTTGAAGCTGTACTTTCCACAGGGTTTATGCGAACGAATCCGAACAATCAAAATACTCAATATCAGGAGTATGGGCTTTGGAGAAACACTACACTAGGACTTGAGATTGTCACAGATTATGTAGCGCCTACTTTTGAAGCAGGTAGTCAGTATTCAATTGATCCGGGGTCTCTAACCCAATCTATCCGACCAATAGTAGGTGGCGGAAAAGTACTTATTCAAACAATAGTAGGAAGCGCTTACACCATGTCTCCGAATTGGTTAATTGAATATGGAGCGTATGTAAATGGGTCTTTTGTATCTTCCTCCTCGGTCAAGAGGATAACACTTTCCCGCACGGGTCAAGATTGGGAGTACAATATCGTAGCCCCACAGGTAGCACCCACAAATATTTCCGTATCGCTAGACCTTGATGAGGACGGAGTTTATTCAGGTCAGGACTACGATGATACGGACGCTCAATTAGGGCAAAGTGTGTATGTAGGTTCAGTACCCGATACGAATGCTATATCTAATGTTGCAGAAAATACTGCGATAGGTGCATCAATTAATATATCTGCCTCAGCTAAGAGCGGGTATGTATTTTCTCATTGGGAGATACTTAACGGTTCAGGCACTTTTGGAGATGTAAATTCAGCTAATACTACCTTTATACCGACCGCCCATGACAATGGCACTGTTGCACTATACGCAAGATCCAAACTCCCTCCCACTCCAAAGACAATTCAATTACTTCACAACTATATAAATTTTGGTCTCTCTAATAGTTTTTTACCAACAGCAACTAGCACTTCAGGCGTTATAACATCAGATGAAATTGTTGTTAGCACCGTCAACACAGGTAAAAATGTAAGGGAGATAGAATTGTCAGATAGTGGAGGTGATGTTACTTATACAGCCCTAACTTCATTTCCGATAAGTAGTATGACGGCAACTTTCGTAGAATGGGAGATTAGAGATTCAGGTTATCAAACCATTCAAACTCTCACTAACCCAATAATCGATCTCAATATAATTGATAACCCTACCTACTCTGATGTAGTAGAGCTAGTGGCACAATACACCTTATCTTAGATAATTACAAACGCTTAAAATAGATAAGAATAAACCCTATTATAAAATCATGGCTAATATAAAAATTGATTGGACGAACCCATCTGATGTAACAGGCGTAGCGGGTGTTAGGCTTTTAAAGAAAACTGTAGCTGACGAGAATGACCCCGCACCTTCTTGCTCTGACTTTATTGCAGTTAATGCAGTACCTACAACAGATCGACCTGCCGGAGTAGATCAATGTTATGACTATCCTTACGCACCAACCGCAAATTCTGCCGGAACATACTTGGACGAAGGTGTAACCGCAGGTAACTACTACTACGCAGTATTCACTTATAACGAAGCAGGTTTCAGCCCCTGTGCATCGACTACTACGGTAACTACGATTACCTAAGATGAAATATTCCCACAAAAAGAGTCAGGATAAACTAGCGGTTGATCGGAAAGATAAATCCGCGACTCCTAGAAAGGTGTCCTCCCACAAAACAGTGGAGCGTGTTTACGGACACTTTTCGGGGCTGTTCGGAGGTAGTCTTGGTAGTGAATACAATAAGACTACGGGTAAAATATCAAAAACTCACAGAGCGGATTCAATTGAGTGAGCGATCTTATAGTATTCGATAAATTATCGGACATCAAAAGATTAACTGTTGATGACGCTTTTTTACATCTTGAAAAGCGTTTTCAGAAAGAAAGAGGTCGCTATCTTTCGAAAATGCTTGATAAGGGGACTTCGCCGGAAGAAACGATTGCCATTAAGGCTATCCTTAACGCGATTGAGAGCTTATCGCCTATGGCTCTTGCGGAGACAGTACTTAAAATCGAAGCGAAAAATTTGAAGACCCACAGTCCTGAAATGTTCAAAGTTAAGAAACAGGCATGAAAATAAAACACTTTGGCAATGTACGCTTACGAACA